TGTGACCGTCTCTGTGCGGTTTAATTTTGGTCCAGGTTTTTCTTTCATTCGTCACCTCTAGCCATCAGGACCATGACACAACCTAATGATGTAATCAGACCTATAGCCGTAAGATATACATCACCTACTAATGCACCACCGATAGCAAAACCGAATGTGCCTACTAGTATAGTTTGGAATATAATGTTGGGGTTCATATGATTACTCTAGATATGATGGGGGACTCACAATCCCCCTTGATGATTAGATAGCGTACTGACTGCGATCAGCTCCATTGATCCACTTGGGGGTTTTACCCCTACCGGACCATGTCGCACCCGTAGCTGGGTCTCGATACTTGGCCGCGATCTTGTTGCCTGCCTTGGGGCCACTCTTAGCCTTGACCTTGTCCAGGCCTAGGTCCTTAGCCGTAATCCCGTAGCTGTCGATCATCGCACGGGCTGCGCTGATAGCCTGGGCTTTCTCCTCAGCCTTCACCTTGATTGCCTGCGCCTGCAAGTCTGCAATCTTCGCTTGGATTTCTTCGTAATACATACACTCTCCGATTGTGATGCCCCGTAATGGGCTGTGAATGGCCCTACACGGGCCGAAAAAGGTTAGGTTGGGGATACCCTACACGGTAGGGGTAAGAATCGACTACAGGGCTTCCTGTAAGGTTGCCTGATTGTCTTCCAGGATGTACTGGTTGACACGATCTTGCATCCAGTCCGGTACTGGTTGGTTCTTCAGTCCTCGATTGGAATGCCAACCGTCTGTACCTTGAAACAAGAATGCATTTTGTGGGTGGTTACACTTAGCCATTGCCCACATGAAAGCGTGAGCATGATCGTGGTCTGTGAAGTCTCGATAGCTATGGGATCCCTCGCGGGATTCACCAATGTAAACCCTGTATTTCTTGGTCCCCTTTATTTCAACGTCCAGCAGGTCCAGAAACTCATTAAACAGGTCTCCCATACGTTTAGGGATATCATGAGAGTTAACGGGAAACTCACAATGCATGACGCTGGAGTACAGCATATAGCGTTGCCCCTCATGACCTTCGATAGGGGTCAGCGTGATATCAAATTGGGTCATTGTCCTTCCTCAGTGTTGATTGGTACGTTAGCGATGACACGGGTCTCGCCGTTCTTCATCACTCCGACAATCTTCAGGCCATCGGGTGTCTGGGAGATCTCCCACGCAACGGGGTCGCCGTCTAGCAGGAGATCCAACAGTTGATCCACTGTCGGGTTCATCCGGTACAGCACCCACAGCACGGTGCGTCCTCGCACAATCCGCGAGCGTTACGGTATACGGTAGTCGACACACCGTTAGCGTTGAATGTTGCTGATCGCGTGCCGCTAACCAGCACAGCCTTACGGGTAGAACGGTAGTAGATAATCCGGTCACCAGGAAGGATATCCCGTCCGGTCTTCGCACACTTGCTAGGGTATTTTGCTGTCATGTACATGATAAATGCTCCGATAAGATAAGGTAGTGAGTGGATTATCAAGTAGATAACCCACTCTGTCAACGGTTATTTATGCTGCCAGTGCGATACGGATAACCTTACTCATGCTCTTACCATGAGCAGGATATGCGATCACTGGCACATCCTTACTGTAGCAGGCACGACAGCCGTTACACTTCCCGCCATGTTCGTATGCTCTACACAGTGTTGCACCGTCTGGCACGCTGTCAGCATCCGGTACGATCACACTACCGTGACGGCTATCGTACTCACCTAGCACGCTGTCGGATGAAAACCGTACCATGACGTTAGGTAAAGCTTGCATGGCCGTTAGCACAGCGTGAAACTTGCGAAACTTCCACATTCTAGTCGGTAGCCAGTGTTTTACCCACGGTGTGCGTTTCATGACGTTATAAACCTTCCAGGCTAGTGCTAGAGCGTACAGGTCACCACTGTCTAGCCAACGGAAGTGTTCGTCATTTTCTAGTGCTGCCACCATGTCATCTTCCCATCCGTCACGCTGCCAGTCTTCCTTATTGTGTGCTCTCGGTGCTTTCACATTAGAGAACCTGTAATTGCCTGTAGTCGCATAACAGCCTGAGCACGCTGCTACCAGTTTCCCATCCGATCCTAGACTACCAGGACACGTTTCTAGTGCCTGTAGACTCCACGAACGAATTCCGTCAAGCTTGGATGTCACGCTGATACGGATCGAAGATACGATCACTGATAACTTAGGTTTAGCCATGTTGCTCTCTCTCTGTTGATATGATTGGATTACGCTCTACAGGTTCTCGCACCCTTCACACTGGCACTCGATAACGTCGGATTTTGCCGATTTAATAAGATCGTTCACAGTAGGATAAACCCTAACGTGAATTAATTCATCAGAGAATCGGTAGCCTTTCGGCAGCACTAGTACGGCAACAGTACCGTCAAAATAAGCGTCACGCTCTAAGTTAAGACTGTATGTCATGTCGAACCCTCTAGATATGATGTTATGAGATACCGGACAGTGTCCGACACTACAGGCTGTTTCCAACCTGTAGTATCTGATACTGTCTTAACAGATGAAGTCTGGATGACCGTTAAGATCAAGTAGATCAGCGTACTCTCTCAGAGCCTTAATGCTCTTGTTAGTCCTAGCACTGCGGATCAGTGCTGACAGTGACCGTGCTGCAGTGTCTCGCATACCAAGCTTGTGATACTGGATGACCATCACAATCTGACGCATTTCGCTCTTGTTCATCACTCTCTCCTAGATAAGATAATCTGTCTTGATGTAAGACAGTGAGAGAATATTATCATCCTGATTTTATCCTGTCAACAGATAATCCTCTTTTTTTTATAGGTACTTTCCCTAATGTGTATCCATACAGTAGTCTACCTGTAGCTACATGTACTGTACCTGTACTGTATCTATACTATAGATATGGTGGTGGTGTATAGATCTAGTGCAACACCACACTGGGGTATTGGCATTGTGCGTGCCACTTCTTTCCCGTCAATGGTCCCGGTCCCCTACCCTCCATCCTCCACGCTCTACGCTCGCACTAGCTGCCGATTCACGCCTACGCTCTCACCCTGTACCGGCATGGGTGGGGCTCCACCGATCAACCCGTGCTACCATCCGCCCACACCCCGGCCCGATGCGGTGGGACATGACCCCCGTGTGTGCGTGCACCCAACCGTTCTCCCCCCCAAGAAAAATTCACATGAAAAAACTTATCTTATCTCTGTTATTATCTTCTTCTGCTTATGCACAGACAGATCTTTCTGTGTACTATGATCCGAACAGAAGGTTGAATATCTTTGAGTTATCTCATTATCATAGACCTACTGATAAGTTAGAGGTTTATGGATTTCTTGAGTCTTACAAGAATTCATCTTTAGGATTTCCTCAGGACAAACAGGTCTTGTTTGGAAAGACATGGATAATGCATAGTGTGACTAATGGTGTTTCTGTTGGGTTAGAAATAGAGCACGGTATTAACAATGCTGGTATGTTTACTACCAGTAAGAAGTTTGAGCAAGACAGATTGTTTATTCTTCCCAAGATTGGAGTAAAAATCAACTTGGAGAAGTAATCATGGAATTTATCTTATATGAAGTTCTACACAGGTATGTTTCATCCACATACTGCAGACAAGGTTGAGAGAGCCTTTGTATCTGTAAATGTGCTGAAGAAAAGGAAATCTGCATTTCCTGTTAAAGACTGGATCATGGATAGCGGAGCATTTACCACTATAAACAAGTATGGTGGATATCCAGAACCAGTAAGTGAATATGCAAAGCAGATAAAGAGATGGAAGGACAATGGCAATCTGATTGCTGCTGTATCTCAGGACTATATGTGTGAAGCCTGGATGTTAGAGAAGACGGGATTGACGGTAGATGATCATCAAAGGTTGACGATAGAGCGGTATGACCAGTTGATCTTGGAAGACACTGGGGTGTACATCATGCCGGTTTTGCAGGGGTATGATCCGCAGGACTATGTGAGGCATCTGGAGCTGTACGGAAATCGGTTGGCAGACGGGGCGTATGTGGGTGTTGGGAGTGTCTGCAAGAGGAATGGAAACCCTAGTACGATTGTTGAGGTCTTGAGGGCCATCAGGACTGTTAGACCGGATCTGAGGTTGCACGGGTTTGGGGTGAAGACTACGGCTCTTGCGTGGGCAGATGTGAGAGACAACCTGTACTCTGCTGACTCTATGGCTTGGTCGTTTGCGGCAAGGATGGAGGGCCGGGACGGGAACGATTGGCGTAATGCTGTAAAGTTCCAAGACCGCATCAATTCACAACCAGTACAGTTGAGTTTATGTTTAATCTGGCTCAGTTCTACAAGTTCTGTAGTGAACTTAAAATAGAGACTAAGGAACATGGTCTCAGGAAGATGGATAGGTTATTAGGTACTCAGACATATATTATGGATGAGATAGCTAAGGGTCTACAGGATGATATTCATTTCTTTGTGATATTAAAGGGTAGACAGTTAGGGATAACTACCATCTCTTTGGCATTAGATCTTTATTGGCATTTTGTACATCCTGGATTACAGGGTACATTAACGACAGATACGGAAGAGAACAGGGATATGTTTAGGAGTACCTTGTCTATGTATATAGATGGGTTACCCAGAGAATATAAAGTACCTGTTATTGCTCACAACAGAAATCACATCTCGTTGAAGAACCGTAGTCGGTTGTTTTATCAGGTGGCTGGATTGCGTTCTAAGGGGTCTCTGGGGCGCGGTAAGGCGATAACGTACCTGCATGGTACTGAGACATCCAGTTGGGGAGATGAGGAGGGCCTAGCGTCTCTCTTGGCTTCTCTTGCGGAGACTAATCCTCAGAGATTGTATTTATTTGAGAGTACTGCTCGTGGGTTTAATATGTTCCACGATATGTATGTGACTGCCAAGAAGGCTAGAACTCAGAGGGCTATATTCTGTGGATGGTGGAGAAATGAACTTTATTCTGTAGAAGCAGAGACGGATGTTTATAAGGTTTATTGGGACGGTAAATTAACTGGGGAAGAGAAAGAGTGGGTGAAGGACATCAAGAAGTTGTACGGGGTGGAGATCAACAGCAGGCAGATGGCGTGGTGGAGATGGAAGCTCCACGAGGGGATCAAGGACGATGCGCTGATGTACCAGGAGTTTCCTCCTACGGAAGACTACGCATTCGTGATGACTGGTACGAGCTTTTTCTCAAACTCCCGGTGTACTGACGCTGCCAAGAAATCTCGCCAGTTGCACCC